GAATTTGCCGGGGTGGATGACAAAGCCATGCTCGCCCGGCAGAAACTGGACGCAACCCAGGTTTTTAAGCGCTTCCAGCCCAAGCAGAAGGCCGTAAAAGAGCGCCGCGGCGTGATTCTGCCGGACGAAACCATGCTTCGCTACGAAAAACGCAGCGACAAGCTCGACGTCTGGCGGGCGGAGGGGATTTCCGACTCTTCGCTTGAGAGATTTCAGGTATATTACGACGCTTTTTCCGACCGTCTGGTCTACCCGATCCGGAACCTGTCGGGTCAGATCGTCAATATCGGCGGACGTACGCTCGATCCGGACTGGAAAGAGAAAAAACTCCGCAAATATACATATTTTTATCATTGGGACTCGATGGATATCATCTACGGGCTCCATGAAAACCTCGGAACCATTCAGAAGCAGAAAGAAATCATCCTTTTTGAGGGCGCAAAGAGCGTTCTGATCGCGGACGGCTGGGGAATTCAAAACTGCGGCGCGCTGCTCACCAGCCACCTCAATCCCGGCCAGATGAAGATCCTCGCAAAGCTCGGCGTCCGTGCGGTTTTTGCCCTCGACAGGGACGTAGACGTCTCAAAGGACAAAAACATCCGAAAACTCCAGCATTACATCCATGTTGAAACCATTCGGGACACGGGGCATCTTCTCGACGAGAAGGACAGCCCCGTCGACAAAGGGGAGGAGGTGTTCAGAAAGCTGTATGAGCAGCGAACCAGGCTCTAAAAACTATATCATGTACCACTGTCACTCGGAATACAGTCTGCTTGACAGCTGTACCAAGGTTCAGGACTATATCGACCTCGCCGTGCAGAACGGCCAGCGTGCTCTTTCCATTTCCGAGCACGGAAAACCGCTGAACTGGACGGAAAAATGGAATGCCTGCAAAAATGCCGGCATCCGCTACATCCATTCCGTGGAAATCTATCTGACGGAGTCGCTCGACCCGGACAGAAAGGTCAGAGACAACTACCACACGGTTCTGATGGCGAGGAATATGGACGGCGTCAGAGAGCTGAACAGCATGGTCAGCCGCTCCTGCGACCCGGACCATTTTTACTATGTCAACCGCATGAGTTTTGAGGAATTCTGCGGTTTATCCGACAACATCATAACCACCAGCGCCTGTCTCGCGTCACCGCTGAACAAACTCGACCCGTCCAGCCCGTGGATCGACCGGCTTCTGAAGCGCTATGATTTTCTGGAAGTACAGCCGCACTCCCATCACGAGCAGATCATCTTCAACCGGCGTCTGCTGGAACTCTCCAATGCCTACGGCATCCCGCTGATCGCCGGGACGGATACCCACAGCTCCACACCATACAAGGCCGAGTGCCGCAGCGTTCTCCTCGGCGCGAAGCACAAATCCTACGGCGACGAGGACTCCTTCGACCTTACATACAAGACATATGACGAACTTGTCGAGGCTTTCCGGAAACAGGACGCCCTGCCGGAAGCGGTTTTTCTCGAGGCGATCGAGAACACCAACGCCCTGTACGACCTGACGGAAGAGATCGAGCTGGACACTTCCATCAAATATCCGATTCTTTACGGCTCCCGCGAGGCGGACTCACAGAAGTTCGTTGAGACCGTAGAGAAAAAGTTTCAGGAGAAGCTCGACGCCGGCATTATCCCCAAAGAGCAGGAGCAGGCCTTCCGTGAGGCGATCCCGGAAGAGATGCGGGTTTTTCAGAAGCTGCAGATGGACGGCTTCATGCTCTCCATGTCCGAGCTCATCTCCTGGTGCAAGGATCAGGGCATGGCCATCGGCACGGCAAGAGGCTCCGTCGGCGGGTCACGCGTCGCCTACGTCACCGACATCATCGATCTGAACCCGGAGACCTGGCACACGGTTTTCTCCCGCTTCTGCAACGAAGACCGGAAGGAGATCGGCGACATCGACATCGACTGCGTGGAATCCGACCGTCCGGCCATCTTCCGATACATCACCGAGCGCTTCGGCGCGGACAAAACGGCAAGGGTCGCCTCCTTCGGCACCTGTCAGGGCAAGGGCGTCATCGACGACGTCGGCCGATACCTCGCCAAAAAGTGGACGGAACAGTATCCGGACAGGGAAGACAACCCCTTCAGTCTGCCGAAGGTCGCGCAGATCAAAAAGGAGTTCGACGCAGACCCGGACGGGACGAGAGAAAAGTACCCGGAGCTGTTCTACTACTATGACGGCCTGCTGGATACCAAGATCTCACAGTCCGTTCACCCGGCAGGCATGGTCATCAGTCCCATCACCCTGCGCGACAACTTCGGGGTTTTCGACAAGGACGGCGAGGGATGTCTGATGCTGGATATGGAGAATATCCATGACTTTACCGGCCTCGCCAAGTACGACTTCCTGATCCTCAAGACCGTTCAGGTCATCCGCGACTGCTGTACCTATCTCGGCAAACCGTACCCGAAAACCCACGAGATCGACTGGAATGACAGGGATGTCTGGGCGGACATGATCAAAAGTCCATCCGGGATCTTCCAGTTTGAAAGCGATTTCGCTTTCCAGAGCCTGAAGAAGTTTAAACCCACAAGCATCTTCGACATGTCCATCGTCACCGCCTGCATCCGGCCGTCCGGTGAATCCTACCGGAACGAGCTGCTGGCGCGGAAGCCGCATCAGAACTGCTCGCCCATCATCGACGAGCTCCTGAAGGATAACCTCGGGTATCTCATCTATCAGGAGGATACCATCAAGTTTCTTCAGCAGATCTGCGGGCTTTCCGGCAGCGAAGCGGACAACGTCCGGAGAGCCATCGGCCGCAAACAGAAGGACAGGCTCGACGCCGCGCTCCCGGCCATTCTCGAGGGCTACTGCAGCAAATCTCCGCAGCCGCGCGAAACTGCGGAAGAAGAAGCAAAAGAGTTTCTCCAGATCCTGGAGGACTCTGCTTATTATCAGTTCGGTTTCAATCATAGTGTTGCCTACTGCCTGCTCGGCTATCTCTGCGCCTACTACCGTTATTACCACCCGCTGGAGTTCATCACCTCGTTCCTCAACAACGCGGCGAACGAGGACGACATCGCGAGCGGCACGTCCTACGCCAACCGGATCGGCATTCAGGTCACCATGCCGAAATGGGGCGTTTCCAGAGACGAATATGCCTTCGACCGTGAGAAAAACGTCATCGCAAAGGGGCTTTCTTCCATCAAATATATGTCATCAGGCCTCGCGGACGAGCTTTACGGTCTGGCGCACAGAAAAACCTACGCAAGGTTTACCGATGTCCTTTACGATCTCGACCGTGAGACCTCCATCAACTCCCGCCAGCTCGATATCCTCATCAAAATCGACTTTTTCTCGGATTTCGGCAACCAGCGCGAGCTTCTGCGCATCAACGACATGTTCAGCGAGACCTTCAAGAAGGGTGAGGCGAAGAAAATCGCAAAAGACCGCGTCGACGGTACGCCGCTGGAGCCGATTGTCGCCAGACACGCAGTCGGCGTGACCAAAAACGGGCAGTTTGCCAAATCCTACACGCTTCTGGACGTGAAATCCATCCTCTATGAGGTAGAGGACGCGATCAAGGCGGCGCATATGGAAGATCTGAGCGATCTGGTGAAGATGCGAAACTTCGCCGACGTCATGGGCTACGCCGGATACACCTCCGGGAAGGAGGAAGACCGCCGGAAGCTCTATGTGGAGGATATTTTCTCCGTCCGGCGCAAAAAGGACGGCAAACAGTTCGGCTGGAACGTCGTCACCCGCTCCATCGGCAGCGGAAAGGAGGCGAAAATGACGGTATTCAACGAACTGTACAACAAAGACCCGATCCACAAGGGCGATATCATCTACTGTGAGCACTTCCGGCGCGACGGGCAGTATTTTACCCTGACCGGCTACCGGAAAGTCATCTGATACATAAAGGAGACAGCCATGAAAAAGACCACCTGCAACCTCTGCGGCAAAAACTTCGATTTCTGGGACGAACAGGAAGGCTTCAGCATCTATACCCGCATCGGATACGGTTCGAAGTACGACGACGAACAGCTCAAACTCGACCTCTGCTGTGAATGCATGGATAAGCTGATCGAACGGTGCGTCATCAGCCCCGTTGCAGACATCGGAGCCTGATTTTTTTCAGGCTGTCAATCTAAATTTAGAAGTTAGGAGAAATGCCTATGGACGGAAGCATTCATTATGGCTACAACGCGCAGACGGGGGAGTACGACATCCCGCTGGAAGAAGAGGATACGGTGAAGGAAGTCACGGTTTTCCCGGGCGATACGCTGAAGGGTATGCGCCACAGCGAGAACGACCCCGTCAACCACCCCTCGCACTACACGTCCGGCAAAATCGAGGTCATCGACTTTCTGGAGGATCAGAATCTGCCCTTCCACCTTGCCAACGCTCTGAAGTACATCTGCCGGGCGGGGAAGAAGAACCCGGAGAAGACGGCGGAGGACCTGGAAAAGGCCGTCTGGTACCTGAACCGCTACATCAGCCATGTGCTGAAAGCGCCGGAGGACGCGTCTTGAAAAGCCTGACGATCCTCGTCGACATGGACGACACCATCGAGAACCTGCTGGACTCATGGCTCCATATGCTGAACGTTGAGTACGGCTGTCATGTGACGCCGGACGCCGTGACAGAATGGAATATCTGGGAATCCTACCCGGAACTGACGCAGTACCAGGTCTACGCGCCGCTGTTTCGCGAGGAACTCTGGAAGGATGTCAAGCCGAAGTGGGACGCGGTGGAATACTTAAAAACGCTGAAGGATGACGGACACGAAATCTACATCACCACCAGCTCCAATTTCCGCACGATCTATTCCAAGATCCGCAGCATCCTCTACCGGTATTTCCCGTACATCGACGACGACCATGTGATCGTCGCGGCAAAGAAACAGATGATCCGCGGCGACGTCATGGTGGACGACGGGCCGCACAACCTCGAGGACGGCGACTATATCCGGATTCTGATGAACGCGCCGCACAACCGGAGCTATAACGCCGAGGAACACGGAATGATACGTGCATTTTCGTGGCGCGAAATCTACGGCATCATTAGCGAAATCGCCTGCAATGAGGCAAAATGAAGACTGTAAACGGAGAAGAACGATATGAATGAAAATGTGATTTTATACTCGACGGGATGCCCGAAGTGCCAGGTGCTGACCAAGAAGCTTGAAGCGGCCGGAATTTCCTATACGGTCATTACGGACGTGGACGAGATGCTCGCCCTCGGCATCAAGTCCGCGCCGATGCTCGAGGCGGACGGGAATCTGATGGATTTCCCGAAAGCAAACGCATGGCTTCAGAATCTCGCCGGAAAGGAGTGAGGCAGTGGATATCCAGCTGAGACTTTCCAAGGACTTCGAGCGCTGTCTCGACGATCTGAAAGAGAAGTACGGGGAAGATTTCGAGTACATCAACGGTCTCCATCCGAGCCAGCTCGACTTTTCCGAGTTCATTGACAACTTTGTCGACAAGGACACGCTTGCCGACGCCAGCATCGATCCCAACGCAAACGCCAACCACAAGGACATCCGTTCCTTTATGACGGAAAAGGGGAAGGCGGAGGACAAGCTCTTCGGCCTGAACAAGATCTTTACCGAGATCAAGAAGATGTGGGGTCTCCGCACGGCCAAGCAGTGGCTGGAGGCGGAATTTTCGAGGGCTTTCTACCTCAACGACTCCACGACCGCGAGCTACTTCCCCTACTGCTGGGCAAACGATTTCACCCGTCTTGCTACGGAAGGCCTTTTCTTCCTGAAAAACTACAACAATCAGGCTCCGAAGCACCTGACGACCTACTTTGACGATGTTATCGAGTTCGTGAGCTTCCTGTCCAACCGGCAGAGCGGCGCGGTCGGCATGCCGAACGTCCTGATCTGGGCGTGGTGGTTCTGGAAACGGGACGTGGAAGAGGGCTACTACATGAAAGACCCCGACTACTACCTGCGCCAGCAGTTCCAGAAGCTCATCTACCGGCTCAACCAGCCCTTCCTGCGAATCGATCAGTCGGCGTTCACGAATGTTTCCACCTTTGACCGCCCCTATCTCGAATCCCTCTTCGGCGGCGTGGAATTTCCGGACGGAACCTTCGCCATCGACCACATCGAGGATCTGATCGAATGCCAGAAGGTCTTCATGGAGATCGTCAGCGAGATCCGCGAGACCAACATGTTCACCTATCCTGTGCTGACCTTCTCTCTCCTCTATCAGGACGGCAAGTTCCGTGACGAGGATTTCGCAAGATGGGCGTCGAAGCACAACATGCGCTGGTCGGACTCCAACTTCTTCGTCTCCGACAATGTCGGCGTCCTTTCCAACTGCTGCCGGCTTCTCTCCGATACCAGCAAGCTGGACGCCTTCATCAACTCCATCGGCGGCACGGCGCTCTCCGTCGGTTCCTGCCGGGTTTCCACCATCAACCTCGTCCGTATCGCCTATGAAAGCGAGATGGATAAGAAGAAATATCTCCAGATCCTCAGAAAGCGCGTCCTTCTGGACTGCAAGGCACTTTCGTCCATGCGGCATATTATTCAGAGGAATATCGAGAAGGGGCTCCTGCCGAACTATCAGGACGGCGCGGTCGAGCTCGACAAGCAGTTCTGCACCATCGGCGGCATCGGCATGTACGAGGTTATGGATCTTTTCGGACTCATCAATACCGACGAATTCGGGTGCAAGAGCTATTCCGAAGAGGCTGTGGAGTTCGCGACCCAGATCCTGGACGCCATGAACGAGGTGAAGGATTCCTTCGAGTGCGATTTTACCTTCAATATTGAGATGATCCCGGCCGAAAACTGTGCCGGCGTCATCTGCCAGGCGGACAATCTGCTGTATGAGCAGAATAAATACTTCATCTATTCCAATCAGTGGATCCCCCTGATGGAGAAATGCACGATTCAGGAGAAGTGCCGTCTCGGCTCTCTCTTCGACAAGAAGTGCGGCGGCGGATGTATCGCCCACATCAACATCGAAAACCGCTTCGCCAACGAGGAGGAAGCATGGCACATGCTGAATTACGTCGCCTCTCAGGGCGTCATCTACTTCGCCTTCACTACGAAGATTTCCGTCTGCGAGGACAAGCACGCCTTCATCTCCGAACCGCGCTGTCCGGTCTGCGGCAAGCCTGTCGCCGATACCTACGCCCGTGTGGTGGGGTTCTACACGCCGGTCTCCAGCTACCAGAAGGTGCGCAAGCGTGAGTTCGACCGCAGAAAGTGGATGAACGTGCTCTCCAACGACGGGGTGATGCAGTAATGTGGCTCAAAGGCATTACGGATGAGGACTTTGTGAACTACAAAGTCCCGTCCATGTTCATCGCGACGTCCGTCTGCGACTTTAAGTGCGACCGCGACTGCGGCAGTCCCGTCTGCCAGAACTCCGATCTCGCCAAAGAGGACAGCATTCATACCGGCGACGACTACCTGATCCAGCGCTATCTGAACAACCATATCACGCAGGCCATCGTTTTCGGCGGTCTCGAACCGTTCGACCAGTGGCAGGAGCTCTGGAACTTCATCCAGAAGCTCCGCCTGCAGTACGGATGCGCAGACCCCGTCGTCATTTATACCGGCTATACGGAAGAAGAGATCGACGGCTGCGTTTCCTTCCTGCGATCCATGCCGAACATCATCATCAAATTCGGACGCTTCGTTCCGATGCAGCAGCCCCATTTCGACCCGATTCTCGGCGTCAATCTCGCGTCCGACAACCAGTACGCGAAACAAATCAGTTAAGGAGAATACATATGAACGATAAAACCAAGCTCGGACTCATCGATCAGATGATCGCCAATTACTACGAATTCTGCTCTTTTGACGACAACGGAATGAACGCGGGATCTCTCCAGATGCTCATCGGCTGCATCGAGGCTGTCATCATGCAGGATGACGAAGAAGAGGAAGAAGAGTGCGAGAGCCCGCGATGCCGCCACGGCGTCGATATTCTGTCCTGTTTCAGCGACTGCCTCCGCTGCCCTCTGGATAAGCGAGTCCCGTTCGACGATGATGAGGATGATGACGATGAATGCTGCGAATGCTGCGAGGCATGCAACGACCGCTCGTCGTATGATCTCAGACCGGATACCGTCGAGGCGATCCATGGCTTTACGGAAGCGCTCAGCAAATACGCCACGCTGCTTTCCGCGATCGCGGATGAGGACTGAGCGCATGCAGAATTATCTGTTCTGTATCTGCGTCGCTGTCATGATGACCGTCATTCTCTACCATAACGATCGGAGGCCTCGGCATTGATCTGGATTAAGACGAAGAAAGTCCGTGACGGCGCGAAACTGCCCGTCACGGCATCGAAAACGGCTGCCGGGGCCGACCTCCACGCCTGCCTCGGCGTCGATCTGGTGACCGTTGCCTGCCATCAGACCATCAAGATTCCGACCGGTCTCGCCATGGAGATCCCGGAGGGCTACTTCGGCGCGATCTTCGCCCGCAGCGGCCTCGCGACCAAGAGCGGCCTGCGCCCGGCCAACTGCGTCGGCGTCATCGACTCCGATTACCGCGGCGAAGTGATCGTCGCGCTGCATAACGACACGGACGAAACCCGCATCATTGAAAACGGTGAGCGCATCGCCCAGATCGTGATCCTGCCGTGCCAGAGCATGAATTTCGTCGAAACCGATACGCTCTCCGATACCGAGCGCGGCGACGGCGGCTTCGGCAGCAGCGGAAAGAAGTGAGAAAGGATGATGATATGACAGTTCTGAAGGACGGCATATATCTGCTGTACAGCGTTGTCAGCACGTACAACAACCCGATCCATCAGCAGATCGCAGGCCATACCTGCACGCTGGACAGATTCTGTGAAAACGAGTTCGGCTGGTTCGCCGTTGAGCTGGAGGACGGGCCGCACACGATCTGCACGACCATCGTCCGGAAGATCGAACAGCCGGATGAGAATGCCGTCGTCGTCTATACGTCGAACAGCGTCTACACGTTCATCCATCATGACGGGCTTACCATGGAGATGTTCGAACCAAAGGAGGAAGCGGCGCATGCGTGATAAGAGAAAGAAAAAGATCAAACCCGGCACGGTGCTGGATCTGAAGCAGGAGTTCATCGTGCTCTGTATTCCGGAAAGCACGATGGAGCTGGAGATCAATGCGAAAATCTACATGGACGGCGAGATATACAAAGTCAGCAGCCATATGAACCACAAAGAGGTCCGTGACGCAATCGCGGATGCATACAAAAATTACATACCGGATGACGCGCTCTTCATGCTTGCTCCGACAAAAGAAGAAAAACTCAAAAATCTGCTCGACCGCTACGCGCAGAGAGAGGACGACGAATGACGCACGGCGACAGATTCCGGCAGATGGACGACAGGAAGCTCGCCGATTATCTCGGCGGAACCGCGCTGGACTGTCCGCCGAACTGTGAGGAGGAACGGTATAAATGCGAAAGATGCACGACGAAATACTGTATCGGCCAGTGGTACGAATATCTTACGACAGAAATAAAGGGGGAGAGCAATGAACCGGAAGGTACAGACTGATTCCGTCCTTGTGTCTATCCTGCTTTCTCTTCTGGTCTTCCTGCTCGTCTGCTCCGTCAGCTTCCTCGCGACGGCAGGCGTCCTGTGGGTCATCAACTGGGCGTTTGGGCTCTCGTTCTGGAGCTGGCGGACCTGCGCTGCCGTATGGCTCGCGCTGATGCTTCTCACCGGCGGCATCAAGGCGCAGATGACTGTTGGATAATGACTTACCGGTTTGTATGCCCGCAATGCGGGAAACAGGAAGAAATCAGCATGCCGGCGTCTGAATACCGTCCGGACGGACATCTCTGTCAGTGCGGCGGTGAGCTCCGGCGTGATCCGAAAGATTTCTGCACAAGCTACCGGGCCTGCGACGGTTTTTATGCGGATTTCCAATCTGAATAAGGAGAAAACCATGAAAAAAATGATTGATGAAGAACTGAAAGGCGTTACCGGCGGCACGATCATCCCCGTGATCGTAAAACAGGGCGACACGCTGGAGAAGTACGCGAAGAAATTCAAATGCACCGTGGAAGATATCTGCGAATGGAACGACATCAAAGACCCGAACAAGATCTATGTCGGCCAGAAGCTGATTTTCAAGTTCTGAGGAGGGCGCATGACGGATCATAAACGGATGCTGTACGACATCGGAGAAACGCCGCCAATCGGCAAGCTTCTGCTCTTCGGACTGCAGATGATGCTGTCTGTCTTCGTCGCGACCGTGCTTATCGCACAGATCTGCGGCGTGGCGACCAGCGGCGCGCTGTTCGGAGCGGGGCTCGCGACCTTCGCCTACCTCTTCGTGACGGGATGGAAGTCACCGATGTTCATTTCCAACTCCGGTGCTTTTGTCGCGCCGGTCATGGCGGCTCTTGCCATCGGCGGCTATCCCGCCGTAGCACTCGGCGGACTTACGACTGGCATTGTCTACTGCCTCTTCGGCCTGCTCTTTTCCAGAATTCCGGTGGAGAATATCTATAAAGTCTTCCCGAAGGCGCTGATCGGCGCTGTCACCATGGTGATAGGCATCACCCTGATGGGCTTCATCGGTACATACGTTCAGATCGGCGGAGAACCGAATACCTGGGGCATCCTCATCGCTCTGCTGACCGCCATCGTTATCGCTGTCACCAGCCACTACGCCAAAGGCATGGCGCGCGTCCTGCCGTTTCTGATCGGCACGCTGGCAGGCTACGCCGTAGCCGTCGTCCTGACGCTGACGGGCGTCTGCAAAATTGTCGATTTCAGTGTATTCAGAAATCTGAGACTGTTCTCATTCCCTGATTTCGCGTTGGCACACTGGACTTCCGGCAAGTTTCTCAGTTATTTGCCGATTGTCCCGGTCTATATCGCCTTCACGGTCAGCGCCATGATGGAATGCCTCTCAGACCACGCCGCTCTCGGCGGCATTATCGGCAAAGATCTGTATCAGGAACCGGGTATCGGCAGGATTTTTGCCGGTGAGGGCGTCGCCAATATCCTGAGCTCCCTGTTCGGCGGGCTTGGCGCCTGCTCCTACGGCGAGGGCGTCGCCTGCGTAGGCTTTTCCAGAGTGGCAAGCACGGTCGTTACCGGCACCGCCGCCCTGATGCTCGCTCTGCTGGCGTTCCTGAGTCCCATTCAGGCCTTCATCGCCAGTATCCCGAGCTGTGTGTTCGGCGGAGCCGCCATTGTGCTCTACGGCTTCATCGCTTGTTCCGGCGTGAAGATGCTCCAGCAGACCGACCTGAACAGTCAGAAGAACCTGATCCTGGTTTCCAGCGTTCTATCGCTCGGCATCTCCGGGCTTGCGCTCGGCGGCGCGACCTTCGCTCTGTCCGGTACGGCGCTGGCGCTGGTCTTCGGCATCGTCCTCAACCTGATCCTGAAGGAGAAGGCGGATGTTTGAGTGCTTTCACTGCGGATGCCGCAGCGTCATCTGGGACAGCGATTTTACCTTTGACGACTGCGGCTATGAGGGAGAGGGGCTGGTGCAGTTTCTGCACTGTACCAGATGCGGCGCGGAGATCGAATACCGCATCGCCAACGATGACGAAATAGAAGGAGAAACGGCATGAAGTTTAACGCATATCTCGCAGGGCCGATCTTTACATACGGCGACCTGCTCCGCAATACCGAGTGGGCGGCAAAGCTCAGAGAAGCATTTCCGGAGATGGATCTCTATTCTCCCGTTGAGAACACGGACATCAACGGCGTGGAAGGCAAGAAGAAATTTGCAGACTCTCAGATGGTCGCGACGGCCGACAACGCCCGTCTGGACAAAACAGACATCCTGATCGCCTGCATCGACGGCGACGTCCTGCCGTCCGGAACCTGTGCCGAGATCGGCAAGTTCCATGAGAAGATCATGCGCGGCGACGACAAGTTTATCGTCGGCATCTGCACCGACAACCGCCAGTGCTTCCTGACCCATTCCGAGGAGAAGGACAGAGGCGGCGCGGAGGCGCTCGGCGAACAGCAGTACAGCTACCAGAACATCTATGTGACCGGCCTCATCAAGGACGTCGGCGTTCTGGTCACCAATATCGATGACGTGATCAAAACCATGCGGATCTGGCTGGAGGTAAACAGATGACATTCGTCGAGTTTGTCGAAAAGCGCATCACGCCCCAGCCCGGGGAGGAGATCGAGCCGTTCTGCGTCTTCGACGGCTACAACAAAACCGGCTACTGCGATTTCGCCTGCACGAAACGGTGCTACGACTGCAGCGAGGCCATGTTTGAATACATGAAATATGTCTATAAAGAACCTGTTAAGGAATCATAAGGAGAAATCAATGAAGAAAATTCTTGTTCTTGTTCTGATGTTTGCGCTGGCGCTGTCTCTCTGCGCCTGCGGCGGCAGTGCCTCCGCTCCCGCGGAAGCTCCTGCCGGAAACGATCTGAAGGTAGGCTTTATCTTCCTGCACGACGAGCAGTCCACCTATGACCTGAACTTCATCACCGCGGCGAAGGAGGCATGCTCCGACCTCGGCGTCGAGTGCGTGCTGAAGCCGCAGATCCCCGAAGGGCAGGAGTGCTACGATACCGCCGCCGATCTTGCCGATCAGGGCTGCGCCATCGTTTTTGCCGACTCCTTCGGTCATGAAGACTTCATGATCCAGGCCGCGCGCGAATATCCGAACGTAGAATTCTGCCACGCCACCGGCACCAAGGCGCACACGGAAGGACTCGCCAATTACCATAACGCCTTCGCGTCCATCTATGAAGGCCGCTACCTCGCCGGAATCGCCGCCGGCATGAAGCTCAACGAAATGATCGCAAACGGCGAGTTTGCCGAAGAGGATGCCAAGATCGGTTATGTCGGCGCTTATCCCTATGCCGAGGTGAAATCCGGCTACACTTCCTTCTTCCTCGGCGCACGCTCCGTCTGCCCCAGCGCGACGATGGAAGTGATCTTCACCAACTCCTGGTACGATGAGACGGCGGAAAAAGAGGGCGCGACCAAACTGATTCAGGACGGGTGCAAGCTCATCTCCCAGCATGCCGACTCCCTTGGCGCTCCTTCCGCGTGTGAAAACGCCGGCGTCCCGAACGTCGCCTACAACGGAAGCACGGTTGCCGCCGCTCCGAATACCTACCTTGTCTCCTCCCGCATCAACTGGACTCCCTACTTTAAATATATGATCGAATGCGTCAGGAACGGAGAGCCTATCGCCGCCGACTGGACGGGCACGGTCAGGGACGGCTCCGTCATGCTGACCGATCTGAATGAAGCAGTTGCCGCGCCCGGAACGAAAGAGGCGATCAGCGCCGCAGCGGACAAACTGAACGCAGGTGACCTGAAAGTATTCGGCACGGACGCCTGGACGGTGAACGGCGAACATCTGACGGAGTATCTGGCGGATGTGGATTCCGATCCGAACTACGAGCCGGATACCAACGTCATCTCGGACGGATACTTCCATGAATCCGAGTTCCGCTCCGCTCCCTACTTCGATCTTGCCATCGACGGCATCACGATCATGAACGGATAAAAACATAGTTTTATAAACGGAGGAAACGCCATGCTCGAATGGAATGTCTATGTCGGCGACTTCAACGGCCGCGTAATCGAGGTACACAACATCTTCGATCACGGGTCGTTCTACAATGACTGTCTGAAAAACAAAAGGAAGAACGGCAAAGACCGTGAAACCTTCTTCGAAGAGATGCGGAGAGACCTGATGTATTACTACTGGTCGAAGTGCGAGTGGGAGATTATTCTCCAGCACTGGCCTCCCAGAGAGGATTTCAAAGATCTGAAGATCGATGTCTATGATCAGGTGCGGCTCAACTGGGACGCCTTCACCGATTACGTCTGGGCGCATCTCGGCGAGCTGAAGAAGATCAGGGAATGAGTCTTGAGATCATAAGGGGCGACCTGCTCTCATCCGACGCCAATGCCATCTGCCATCAGGTGAACTGCCGATGTGTGATGGGAGCCGGTATCGCCGCCGCCATCGTCGAAAAGTGGCCGATCGTCAAAGAGCGATACAAAAAGGCCTTTGAGAATCTGAAGGACTGGCATTCGCTTCTCGGCAAGATCCAGACGGTCAAGATCGGGCAGAACCGCTATGTGGTCAATATCTTCGGTCAGGACGACTACGGGCATGACGACGTCTATACCGACTACTCCGCGCTCAACCGCGCTTTCAAGCAGCTGAACAAACGATTCGCAGGCCAGACCGTCGCCTTTCCCTACGGATTCGGCTGCGGTCTCGGCGGCGGCGACTGGACGGACATCGAACGCATGATGGTGATCCTCCTGCCGGACTGCGATGTAAAGATTTAGCGTTGCCGGCGGACTGATGTACCTCTTCGGCCAGACGCCTCCGCAGGTCAGTGTCGGAAAGCCGGACGCGGAGCTTGTACATACGCCGGAAGCGATCCAGACACCGACGCCGGAACCCACACCGACACCGACGCATACGCCGACTCCAACGCCGACGCCTGAACCGACACCGGAGCCGACGCCGACTCCCGCTCCTACGCCGACGACAACGCCGGCATCTGAGGATAAAAAGGAAGATTCCAAAAAGGAAGACACCGTCCAGACGGACAAGCCGCAGAATACGCAGGACTTCAACGGCTGGCCTGCCATCCCTGCCAGCCAGCTCCCGCAGCCGGACGGCCCGTCCAATGTATACGAATATAACGGCTCGACCGTCGTGATCCCCGGCGGCACGCCGCAGCCAACGGGCAATTTCCTCGGCATCCAGCCGGATGAGCCTGTCGCTATCGTCCCCGGATACAATACCGAGCCTGTCGTTACGACGAACGTCAGCAGTCTCGGAAAACAGATTTTCGATCTGACGAATAAGGAGCGCGCGGCGCAGGGACTGAAGGAGCTGTCCTATGCCTACGATCTGCAGA